GTAGAATAGGGGCTTAAAAAACGCGGTTTAATTCGCGAACCTTTAGATTGATTGCAACGCCTACAACTTGAGGTTAGGTTCTCTAAATTGAAAATGTCCCCGCCACTAACCCTGCTCTGTATGTGGTCAACTTGGTCTGCCTCTTGTCCACAATATGTACACACATAGCCATCTCTAGCTAGTACAGCTAACCTAGTCTTTTTCCAGCGGGCAGTACCTAATGCTTTTTTACTAATGCCAATTCCATTTCTTCAAATGATCTAATGCAGCACACGCATTAATGTAACCATCATTATCTAATTTATATTTGTGTGCTAGATACGACAGTCCCCAGTCTATCTGTTTGTAACCATCAACTCTACTTAGATACTCTGACTTTCCTTGGGGTATGCCATAAACCCTATGCGTACCATCTAAGTTACCAACAGCTAAAGGATTCCACGCACTTTCTTTACCATACAAGATAGCCAAACACTTGTACTGCTTTTTACTTTCTATCTTTAACAATGCGTATTCTTTAAATGAAATCATAACAACAGGCTTTTTAGATAGGGCTAAAGAGGAATCAATTGTTTTAGAATAAAGGCTAAATAGCATTAAGCAAAGAGCTGCCCCAATAACTAGCAGCAACGAACTCGCGAGCAATCCGCTGAAGCGGCTCGCGTTCGCGCTTAAAGGCGCGTCGCTTGCTGATAGTGTAGTCCCCATGTCAATAACCTTTGACAAAACCGCAGGTCAAACGGCATGTCATATTGAAGTCCAACCGATATACACAGCCTGTGGATTATCTTTGAGCCATTGTTCTCTTAGCTTGTTTTGGTAAACCCAATCAATATCATTATCCGTATCCTTCAACCCACTCATGTTTACAGTTATTGCAGTCATGTAAATACTCCCTACCAGCTTGGATAGTGTTGGTGTTATACCCTAGACACTCTGGGCATTGATCTTTCTGCATGTGTAACAGCTGCCGCTTTCAAGTTTCCAAGCCCCACATTTTGTGCAGCGGACAACTGTTTTATCAGTCATAGCCTCAATTCTAGCCTTAACACCTGCATTTTCACACTTAACACACATAACAACTACATGTTCTTGACCTGCATCAAACTCTGCCTTTTCATGAAATAACATGGGCTTAGCACATTTATTGCACTTAAATACCCATGTTAAGTCAGTCACCGATTACCTTAATTACAGCTATCAAGCATGATGGTTTAATTCAATATGGTTGATGCAACCACAAGCAACGCATTTTTTAATACCATCTATAACTATCAGCCTAGGGTCATTGCACATTTCACAACACTCGGACAATGGCACTACATCTAGTACAACTCCATCATCTGTAAAGGTTGCACGGATGCCACTTGAGTCAATCATCTCCATATCAGCCATTATTCAGTCCCATCAAAGAACCATTTGCCATTAGCTGAGAGCCTTGCCCACACGGCGTGTTCCTTAATGTTACCTTTACAAACATAGCCATAATAAGGTTTTCCACCCTTGCTAATACCCTGCTTCAGGGTATGCCCATGCTCACACTCAGGCGGCGGATTAGGTGTTGAACTACCTATTGCATCAACAACCTCACCAACTGACCACACCACAGGTTCAAGCGTTTTATCAGCTGCGAAACTATCTCGCAAAATAGTTTCAATCTGACCTGATTTGCTACCCGCTGCGCCATACATGTTTTGGCGTTGTTCTAGCTTCTCTTTAAAACTTTTGGTAGGAGTTTCTGCTGCAATGACTTTAACCATTTCGCTTTGACTTGGTCGCTTACCTTTAGCTGCGTATCCTGCGTTTGCAAGAGCGCGACCGATTGCAGAAGTTTCGCAGTTCTCCAATGCAGAAGTTTGATTGACGCCTCTATCCGTAACCATCTCGTAAGCAAGACCAGTTGCCCAAGGCTGGGCGTCAAGCTCCGTACGATATATTGAAGCGCGGACAATGAAACGCGTAGGGCTAGACTCAAGCAACTCAGTATAAATGCGAAAATCAGCATGTTCACCAATAAATTTTCCAAGACGAACCTCCACCGTTTCATAATCGTTTATGTTAAATGCCATCGTCCTCACCCCTCATTTCTCTAACAATCTTTCCGTAGATAATGCCGTATCCAAACAAATCTCGGAGTGAGTCGTCATGGTCACTTGTTTGACTAAGACGTGCGACTTTGACGAGCAGCATGCACATTGCGACCTGTTCAGGCGAAATGTAAGTGTCCAAATAGCCTGACCAGAGTTCGCTAATTCGTCGGTGATTTTGCTCTGGACTTCCGTAAATGCTGCCTCTATCGGCAAGCGTTGTGTGGATTTCATTGAGCAGTTCCTCAGTTCTTTTCATAGTCAAATACCTCATCTGACTGTTTTTGTATATTGGTCAATCGTCGGTGCGATTCCCAACCTATCGCCCTGCCCCTCCAGTAACCCTTATTATAGATTTCCTTGTGCCATAAGCTGACAGCCCAAGAAAGTAATCCAGTTGCAATCATAAACCACAAAACCGTCAGTCCGTTGATTGTCATTAGTTTGTCCAAGAACTTGCATAGTCGGTAGTAAAGCAATACATCTCAACTGCGCTGTCATAAGCAATTGAATAGGTGTGACCTACTTGGTCAAGAAAGTGAGTAGCAAGAACAAGAGCTGCGTAGCTTTCAGTCCAAAAAATATACTCATGATTAAAGTTCATTTCTTGGTCAAAGCGAAATTCCTGTACTTCCCAGTTTTGACCTTTGAACTCCATTTGACTTTCAGTTAATCTTTCAAAGTCCAATGGATTTAACTGTACATTAGCTAAGTTTTTAGCATGTTTGGTTTTCATTTAAAGCCTTTCCGTTAGACCAAGTTCCGTTAACTTGGATAGGAAAAGCATGAGGCTTAGAGCTGACATTTACAACCCCAGCCTTGGGCGTGTTCTATAACGCTTTTGTTACAATAGCCCCAGTTCATCAAAGGCGTCAATCTGCTCATCAATATCTCTAGGCTAGTAATCGGTCTGCCTACCCATAGGTTTTACCCTCAACTATGAAGCTTCCATCTTTTTCAATAGGCACAAATACAGGCGCAACTTTTTTGTTCTTTACATACAAAATGCCGAATCCTTGTTGCCAGTTGCCGCTGCCACCTTTTAGGTATTTTGCAGAGGAAAACGACATTAAGTTTCCGACTTCAAGACCAAACAAGGTATGCCCTATTTTGCCCCCTGACGAGGCTGTAACAGAGGCTAAACCCCCACGATGAGTATGTCCACACACCACGCTCTTACCATGCCTTATAGCCAATCCTAGGGCTGTTTGACCACCCTTTTGAGATACCTGCCCCTCGTCACCATGAAGGATAATCCAATTCGGTGCAATAGGCATTGGTTCGCGCCAAAATTTAATCCCTAGTTCAGGCAAACCAAGCCAATTTTCAAACTTTAATTCAGGCAATGAGGCAAAGGCTGGCAACCTAGTTTTGATTGAATTCCATAATCGGTCAGTATGGTTTGACCTGACCATATCTGTTACCTGTAAGTCGTAGAGGACTTGCTTAGTAACTTGGCGATCTCTGTCAAGTGTCCCAGCAAACTCACCCGCCAACCCGCGTTCCCATTTACTGAGCTGCGGAAGGTCAATTTCATCTCCAACTGTTGCGACTTGGTGCGGTTTCCATTTTGCAATAAAGCGTACAAGGTTTCTAGTTGCAATTGGGTCATGATAAGGAATTTGTAAGTCTGAAATCAGTACGATTCGCTTAATTTATTCGTCCTCGTCAAAATCGTCTAATGGGTTTTTTATTGGGTCTGTCGTGTCAACAATCCAATCAGGATAACTAGACCTATCCATAGCAAACGCTAAAGCTGTTCCTTCATCCATGTTTGCTTTTCGGCAAGCCATATAAACTTCGTTGGCTGCAATTGCCCAGTAATCAAGCTTAGTAAGAACAGGCTCTTTAGTTGTCCTGCGTCTTTTAGCTACTTTCTTTTTAGGTTTACGCTTTGTTGCCATAGGTTTATTTTACTTCCTGCTAATGACAATAAACAGCTCATCAATGCGATCTGAAAGGCGTGTTGTTTCTTGTTGTAATGAGGTCAACTGGTCTTTCATTGAACTCCCGCCGTTCGGGCGAAGCTCATTAAGCCAACCTTTTACTAGCCAGCGTAAGCCAGCCAGCACTCCAATTAATGTGGTGGTAATTCCAGCAGCAAAGCCAGCCCACTCAAGGGCTGACATTACTCTTTACTGCCTATGCCAAATGCTGAGTCGTCAGGATTTAAAGCTCTAAGGATAGGGGCAAGAAAAGCTACTAAAAATGCTTTCCAAATATCATCAAAAGAACCTGAAGGATTTGTTACATATACAGTTGCTAAACATACAAACGCACTTCGTCCGTATGAGTTAATTGCAGCTAATAACTTGCTATTCATGTTTGCCCCCTAGTAGTGGTATGTCAAAAAATTCAGAATTATGATCTTGGTTCTTACGGAAAGAAAGGTGAATATGGTGGTTATGTAAGTTGTAACCGCGATAGCGACGCCACTTGTAATTTAAAATAGGCGAAGCGATCATGCCCAAATGAATCACATAATGAATACGTCCGTGACGTTTAGCATAGAGTCTAATTTGATCTGCCAAATATGCCGAAGCTCTTTTGTCGTCAGAAAGGCGAGCGTCAATGTCAATTGCTCTAACAACAAAATTGGCTGACGCGTCGGGTATGTGATCGCTTTTACCTCTGCGTTGATGATTATAGTCAGCGACCCATCCATCACTTTTCCGCGAGCGATCTGGGTAAGAATCATCTACCTGATTGCGCAGTTGAGCAGCAGCTTTTGATAACCAAGGTTTCATTATGAAACGAGTAGAGCAGCTTCCTCAGCTGTTAAACCTAAGCGGTCTAGTAACTCTGCCTTAGCTTGAGCCTTGGCAGCATCGGCAGCATCTTTAGCAACCTTGTCAGCCTCTGCCTTAGCAGCATCCGCCTCACGCTGAGCGATTTCCTCGGCAGTTAATTCCACCTCAGTTTGCTCTCCTGTTTCGCAATTGATTATTAGTTTAGTTGGCATTATTTCTCCTTTATGAGTTTTTGATTCCGTATAGGTAAGCGGTTGAGTATTGCATTAAATTACCACCATTAGCAGTTATTGTTAATGAAGTGATTGCTGCGGTTCCAGTCCATAATGCAGCCCAAAGTGAAGCCGTTGCAGCAGTCGCAT